TATATACAAAGGTATTTAAAGCATTTCAACAATATCTAGAAGATAAATCTAAAAAGATTCATTTTTTGTTATTTTCATTTGAGATGAGTGCCGAAGTACTATTAGCTAAACTTCTCTCTACTTATATTTATGAAAAATATAATAAAATAATTTCATATGATCAAATTCTTTCATTAACTGAAACTTTGAGTGATGAAGATTGGGAAATTATTCAGGAATCTAGACCTTGGCTAGAAGAATTAGAATCATTATGTGAAATTATTGATAAACCTGTAAATGCAAAAGGTTTATATGCAATTTGTAAAGAATGGAGTAAGAGATTTGGAGAATATGAAGAAATAGAAAAAACAGATGATTATGTAAAAGTAAATTATGTTCCAAAAGATCCTCAACAATATTTAATTGTTGTTGTAGATCACATAAAGTTATTATCTGTATCATCTGGACATACTTCTAAACAAGAAATTGATGAAGCGTGTGATTATTTAATTCATTTTCGAAATAAATGCTCTTTCAATGTAAATATAGTTCAGCAATTAAATCGAAACTTTAAGTCAATGGATAGAAGACAAAATGGATATCAACTATTACAATTAGATGATTTAAGTGATTCTTCAGGTCCAGCTCAAGCTGCAGAAACAGTTATTGGTATCTTTCATCCATTTAGAGAAAAGATGACTAAATGTGAAGGATATGATGTAAGAGTTCTTAAAGATAGAATTCGTTTATGTCAAGTACTTAAAAATAGATTTGGTCTAGCTGATAAAAGTGTAGGTGTTTGTTTTTATGGAGAGAATTCTGTATGGAAAGAATTACCTCTTCCTAATGAAATTAATGATTATGAACCATTTACACATCTTTAAGATATATAAAAATGTTTAATTAAAATATTATTATGGGATTATTACCTAATACAAAAAGTGTAAAGAAAACAGACGATCCTAGAAATCTAATTATATTCGGATTGCCTAAAGTCGGAAAAACTACAGCTTTAGCACAACTGCCTAATACTTTAATTGTCGATCTTGAAAATGGATCTGATTATGTTGAAGGATTTATAGTTAAAGCTAATAATGTACAGGAAGTATTTAAAGTTGCAAAATCAATGATTCCTGTTGATTCTCAAGGAAATCCGAATCCTACTTATGAAGAAAATAATTTCAAATTTATAGTAATTGATACAGTTACAGCTTTGGAAGATATGTGTTTACCTTTGGCTAAACAACTATTCATGAAAACTCCTCTTGGTCGTAATTATGATGGAGAGGATGTAAGAACTCTTCCTAATGGACAAGGATATCTCTATATTAGAGAAGCAATGAAAGAAATAATTGGATGGTTTAAGAAAACAGGTAAAAACGTTATCTTGACAGGACATGTTAAAGATAAATCTCTTGTAGAAGGCGGATCTGATCTTAATGTAAAAGCATTAGATCTTAATGGAAAACTTTCTACTATTTTATCTGCTGATTCTGATGCAATTGGATATGTATATCGAGATACAGAGAATGGAAATCTTATGATCAATTTTGGTGATATGAATTCTGTTTTAACTGGATCAAGAATAACTCGATTAGCAGGAAAGACCATTCAGTTAGCTGAAAGAACGATGAATGATAATGGGGAATGGGAAATTGTTACTCATTGGGATAGAATATTTCCAAGTTTAAAAGAAAGTCATGAATAAAAATTCCGATATTATTGATGTTAAAGTGCAGGATTCAAATTTAGTTTTGGATCCTGCGTTTATTTCAAAATTAGGGGCTGTTCCTGGAGATAGAATTATTATAGGATATATAGAAAAAGAAGGAAATCTTATTCCAATTATTAGTATTGGAGAAGGAGGAAATAAACTGACTAATTCCAATACAGTATCATTTAGAGGTAAACAAAAGAATATGTTAACTCAATTTGGTACTAATTTTTGGGGAGGAGATCTTACTGAAGGAAACTATATTGAACTTGAAGGGGATGGAATCCCTGTTTATACTGAAGTAAAACAAGCTGTTAAAGCTTATATTTCCAAAGAAATTATTTTAGATACTAATTATAATATTAATAAATTAAATAGTTATGAATTTTGATTTTGAATCAACCGCTGGTGTTAGCCAATCTTCTGCTCGTAAACCTCTCGAAGGTAATATGATTCATGAAGTAATTTTCGATGGATGTGAAGCTCGTGACTTCACCGGAACTCAAGATTCCACAAAGCAATTTCATGTGTTAGAGATTAAATTCCACAATGAAGATGGATATTTCACGCATACTATTTGGGAACCACGTGAGGAAGATGTAAAAGATAGAGAAGGAGCATTTGGTATGCAACCTTCTAATTTCAAGGTAATGATGTATACCTTAAAACATCTTATCGATGCTGTAAATCCTGAATTGGGCAAAAAGATCGATAACAAAGAAGTTAAGCTTACTGTAGAGTCTTGGGAAGCTCTTCGTAGGTTTATGGTAGACAATACAGCAGTTGGTGTTGGTACAACTACAAAAATTAAGCTTATTAAAAATAACAGAGGTGAAGCAATGTTTCCTTATTTCTTGAATTATAACAAGGAAGGAAAATTATATATGGCTACTAACTTTATCGGTAATGGTGTATTCTTTACAACCAAAGAGCTTGATAAAATTAAGAAAGCTAATACTGCTAAACCTACACCTGCATCTGATCTGTCTGAAGGATTTACAATGCCTTCATCTGCTCCTGCTGACGACGATTTTAATATGGCTATCTAATGAAATTTACAATTCCTAGTACAGAAC